TGTCCACCATAGGTATTGACTTCGTGAGGGAACAAGGCGAGTACGTCGCCATTGTTCCACTTTCTAAATATTACATCTATTTTATTCATTTTTATTTATCCTTTATTAATATTGTTGTATAATGAATCGTTCATCATCAATTTTAATTAGTGCTGTATAGTCTGCAATTTCGTCTATTTCCTCACATTCATTCCCGTATTCATCGTTATATTGTTTAAGGCTGTCGTATTCTGTATACTCACAACAGATTCCTATCATATCAAATTCTAATTCTTCTCCGGTACTATCTTCATATTCCTCAAGGTATTCAAACAAGGCCTTTAATCCTTCGTATGAAAATTGATTCTTTCTTGTGTCACTTTGTTTAAAAGCGTCTATAAATGTTGATTCAGTTATATATTCCTTCATAGCTATATTCCTTTTATTGTTTTATTACAGTTATTACACGTTACATCGTGGTTTTCGTGAGGCTCGTGGCACCCATTCCACCCTTTATAATTATCTTGTTCTTTTAATTCATGGCAATAGTTAGAGCAATAATAATTAGCGTCTATGGTATCGCCTTGTTTATCTTCTATAAAATGTATGTGCATTATTTGTTTTTCCTTTCATACGTTATTGTTTCCCATCCTACATTAATTTGTTTCCACTCATTAGATTTATGTAGTTTTTCAGCTTGTTTAATTCCTTTAATGGTATCAATTCGTATTGTTTTGTATTCATATTTCATAATTTTATTCCTTTTAATGTTTAGTATACGATTGAGTTTTTAAAAAGTTCCAAGTTATTTTAATTATTTAGTAAAGTATCGTAATTAAGTATATCAATACTAATATTGCCAATAACATCATCATAAATATCAAACTCTTTAATACCTTCATTTTGAGCTATAAAACCAAGTATAGCGCCAAGTTTATGATAGTCTTTACACGCTGTATTTAGCTCCCATTCCTCACTTTTATAGTCGTTAGAATGGAATGATATAAACCCATCATAAGAGGTGTAATTGTCTTTTAAATATTGACTCCATTCCTCTTGATATTTATTAATATATTCCTTTATAGCTTCCATATTTGGTGCAATTTCACACTCAATAGAATCGTTAGAATAGTTATAATATCGAGGGCTATTAAGTTTTAAATACTTGATGGAATGAACGTAGTCTTTAAGTACAAATTCCACTTCATTACTAATGAGTTCGCTCAATTCATTGTAAAAAGTCTCATAATCAAATTTTACATCATCAAATTCAATAGGCTTAAGATTTTTTTCTTCTCTTAATTCATTGATGTACTCCACTTCGTATTCCTCATTCGGTGCATCCTCCCATATCGTTCCATAGTTGCCATTGTAAATTGGTAAGTGTGTTTTAATTGTATTCATTTTATTATTCCTTTATTTTTGTTTCATTTACTACTCTTAATACATACGATAAATAAAAAAGTTCCATAAAAAATAAATTAATTTTGTTTAAGGGGGTGAGTAAGCCTATATATAGAATAAATATATTTAATAGGTGGCTACGCTTGTTATGTATAATTGACCACTAGTATATTAATATCTACCTACGTGAATTACCCTTAAAAAACACTATTTACGTGAATAATACCTTAGAATTTTAAGTATTTACGTGAATTGACTTTAAAAAATTAGGTACTTACGTGAATGTTCTGTATAAAACTACTTGCGTGAATTATCTGCGTGAATTAATAGTAATGTTTACTACTTACGTGAATGGTCCATTAAAAATAGTTTATAGAAAGGGAGCAGTTTTTGGTCTTGCTCAGGACCTTACACCCTATAACCTATAAAATACAGGCCGCTTTAAATCTTTGTGAATCAAAACGGGGATTAATTTGTTTAAAGGTTATGCAAAGCTCATCAACAAACATTTCGAACCCTTCTTTATTAGTTTTATCTGTATGCTCTCTGATTATCTTTGCAATTTCTATAAAGTGTTTTCTAGTCATCATACACCTCCGAATACTTTTTGCTTAGTTCTTCATAGTTTTCAATAATATTTAACCATTGTTGACGGCTAAGGTCTGTCATCTCCCTAGCTCTTGGGTCAAACATATTAAACATACCTTCCATCTGAACTAAAACATATTCGGCAAACTGTTCTTTGGTTATAGTATTACTAGTCATAGTATTCCTACTTTCTTTTATTCTTTCCCTTAGACGCTTTCAGGCAATGGTCCAATAGATTTACCAAGGAAAGATTGTTTTTGTCAAATAACTAATTGTTATACTGTCTAAGACCCGAGAAAGTTCCCGGGTTTCGCCCATTGAGGGCTCTTCAGTTAGACTATTGCTGCGAGGCTTAAACCTGTTATACCTACCATCATTAGGCCCAAGCCCATTAAAAGCATATATTTAATTAATTCAGGTGTTTTATTCATTTTCTTTCCTTTTCCTTTCTGTCGATTGTTTGAAGTGTTCCAAGTTGTTTTTCTATTATAGCCATTGCACCTTCTATCCTATCGGAGTAAAATTCATATCTAGCTTTAGAAGTATTATCTTTTAAAGATTTAATGTCCTCCGCGGTTCTTTCTGTATAATAGTTTACGTATTCATAAATATCTGCTCTAGTCATTGTTTTTCCTTTCCTTTGGGGGGGCCTTTCGACCCCCGTTATTAATTAAGATTCTAGGGATTTTCTCATTGATTTAACATCCCATCCATCCAGCTCTAATACATCTAGTATTTCAAGCGGAAGGCTCATTACTCCGTCATAGTCTACGAGTTCGCCCTTACTAAACCAAAGACCGCCTTCGGCGTAGCAATCATACGAATTGACGTCGTAGAATTCATATGAGCCATATTGTTTTTTATCATCAACTTGAACCTTAAATTCAAGTATGGCTTCGTCTTTTAATCTACGACCGCCCCAACTTCCTTCGATGTTAACAGGGCATTTACGTGAGAATGATGTTTTCATAATATATTATTTCCTTTCTATTATATTATTATTCATACTCTTAATACTATTGAGTTTCAGAAAGGTTCCATTTTTTTTTAAAATAAATTTCAACCTAGTAAAACGAGGTTCACTTTCTCAACCTACCTTTTCTAATCTGAAATCCTAACGAGGGGGGGCCGTGTGTAAAAAAAAGAAAAGCACACATAATAATATTTTTTTTTCAAAATTTTAGAGATTTTAGTCAGCGCCGGGCGCAAGCTCTTTGGGAGAGCGCGCCGGCTTAGGAAAGGTAAGGCGACGGTGTGATAAAAGGAGGACATACAATCGAGGTGATTGAAAAGGTCACACCGCCGCTAATATTATAATATTATAAAAGAGCGCTAATATTATTAATATTATAATACTATAATATTATAATACTAATATATTAATATATTAATAATATTATTCACATCCTTCAACCGACGTTTAAATTTATTAGTTTTTACCTATAACTGTCAACACCTTTTTTCTTGTATACCAAAATAACTATTTTTATATTATATCCATGGAAAACACAAGCCCAAGAGGTATTCTTGATTTAGGTCCAACGATTGATGAGCTCAAGTCTTTGTCAGACAAGTTTAAAGAAACAGGTGACTTTCATTACATGACAGAAATACTATTGATTATTGAAGAAATAGAGCTACCTCTGCTAATTGATACTTTTGATGGGGAGTTCACCGCAGAGGCTTAATATGTACAAAAAGACTATAAAGGGAGTGGACTACCATATATACGAGAACGAAGATGAGTTTCGTAAGCATCACCGCAAAGAAGAGTTAAAAAACGACTGGAGAACTGCTGAAGAAGGGCAATGGGTAGTAAGTGACGATGGACAGGTTCTTACTATTCTACGTAAAGCGTTGATGTATAACGATAAGAAAGGTAAGAAGACCTACTACGTTAGGACCTTACTGGGTACATCTTTTGCTACAGAAGACCACAAACTAACAGGTAAGCCGCCAAAAGATATATATACCTTTAAAAAATACGATGAAAGCAAGTTTATTACCCAAAGAGAGAGATTGTTTGCTAAGATGATAGCACTGGGCAGGGAGCCAGTAGAAGCCTATTTAAATGTCTATAAGACCAATAACAGAGACTATGCACATAAAAGGACCAAAGTATTATTAAAACAAAAGAAGATAAGGACACTTGTGAATAAAGAAGTAGAAGAATTAATGAATGACCTTGGTATTACCAAGACATACTTATTAGAACAAGCAAAAGAAGTAGTGGACAAGAATGATGTACGAGACGCGGATAAATTGCGTGCCTTAGAGACATTAATGAAAATATCAGGTTTACTATCAACCGAAAAGAAAACAGACTCTGTAGCGCTAATACAAGAGTTCACCGGATTTTCCCGTGACAAGTTAAAAGCTTTTGAGTCTAATATGCTGACAGAAGGTTCACCAGATTAATGCGGTGCTATCTTACAAGGGTTACATGGGGTAAAACAATTTATAACATAACAATAACTAGGAGTTAATTATGCCAAAAGGAAAAGGCACATACGGAAAAAAGGTCGGAAGACCAAAGAAAAAGAAAATGATGGGCGGAGGAATGGTCAAGAAGAAGGGAATGATGAAGGGTGGAATGGTAAAAAAGTATACAAAGAAACGCAAGTAAGATGGCTTCTGCTAAAAAAACCCAACCAACTAAATGGAAACGTATTGTTGCTAGCGTTAAGGCAGGTAGCAAAGGCGGCCCAGCAGGTAAATGGTCAGCTCGTAAAGCACAATTAGCTACAGCTCGCTATAAAAAAGCAGGTGGAGGCTATAAGGGTGCTAAGTCTAGTAGTAATAAACTATCCAAGTGGTCTAAGCAAGACTGGGGATATGTTACAAAGGGTGACGAAAAGAAGCCTAAAAAGAAACGTGGGCGCTATTTACCAAAAAAAGTACGTAAAAGCTTAACAGCATCTCAAAAAGCTGCCACTAATAAAAAGAAGCGTGCAGCATCCGCTAAAGGTAAAAGCAAAGCAAAGTATTCTAAAGCGGTAGCACGGAAGGTAAGGAAAGCATAATGCCTAAGAAAAAAGATTCAAGACTAGCTAGGGCCGGTGTCAGTGGATTCAATAAGCCTAAGCGTACACCAAGCCATCCAAAAAAAAGTCATATCGTAGTTGCTAAAGAAGGTGATAAAATTAAAACAATACGATTTGGACAGCAGGGAGCAAAAACAGCAGGAAAACCTAAAGCAGGAGAGTCCCGTAAGACTAAAATGAAACGTAAGTCGTTTAAAGCTAGGCATAGAAAGAATATTGCTAAAGGTAAAATGAGCGCAGCTTATTGGGCTAATAGGGTCAAGTGGTAATGGAAAAAGCAAATTCAGCAATAAATAAACTAATAGCACAAGCTCATTTAAAAAAATATCAAGAAGGCGGTGAAGTAGGAACTCCATCTAAACTTAACTTGGAAAGTATCGCAGAAGAAAATAAAGATTTTATCCGTAAGTTTATTAAACAACGTCCTTCAATTAACCAATCTTACGAAGATTTAATAAATGCAATTCGTAGCGGTCAATTAACAGCAAAAGAATACAGTCCAGAGGGTTTTAAAAAAATTTCAAGACCGGGCCGCGCTGCTCAAACCAGAAAAGATATAAGGATGAGAGAAGACGGTTCAAATAAAAGATTAAAATCTGCTGTTATACAATATCCAACAGGGAATGAAAGTAGCATACCTCACGAATTATTGCATTATTTTGTCGGTCACAGAGGCGAACAATTTAATGTACCTAAAAAAATTAATCCGTACAGGCAGCTAGATATGGCTTTAAGAGGATACTTACCGTCCTTTCATCCAGCTGGAAGAAGACCTACCCTTCCCGGTAATAGTAGATTAGCAAACTTTTGGAATGAAAGATTTGCTACCCCAAGCGCTGAGTATTCTAACAACCCATTAGGGGCTAGTAAACCACAGGAAGGTTTTATTGGAAGACTAGGAAGCGTACTTGGGACAACGATTAATAATCCGTATAACCCTATATTTGACGAAGCAGCTTTTGACGCAATAAGCCCTGAGTTACATCATCACTCAGAGCCGTTTCAAGCAGGAAAAATACCAGAGGAACAAAGTGAACCTGTAAGCGAAACTACAGAAGAAACTAAACCACCTGAATCGCAACAAGCTTCTGATACCCCAGTATCTTTTGATAAAAATAATTATCCTATTTATAACAAGCAATCTAACAAAGCCCAATCTTTTAGAGATGCTTTTAGACAAGCGAGAAGAGAAGGAGAAGGTACCTTTACTTGGGATGGTCGTTTGTATACATCTGAATTAAAATAGATTTAATATGCCGAATAAAAAAGCCAAAGAAAATAAGCGTAGAAAAAGAAAGCTAACACTTGAAAATAAAAAAAGAAAAAGAGAAGCTTCCAAAAGAAGAAAAGCAGCTAGACAATAGCCTGCAAACATTTAATGTAATACCCCCTGCATCAGAAATGTCAGAAAGGGATGAGGTGTTAGCTAAATGTTATAATGATTTACTATTTTTTGGTAGAGCCTTTTTACCAAATGACTTCTTAAACAAAAGCGCCTCACCTCTTTGTCACTATCAAATATCTAAACGATTAATATCTACTAAGCCGGGCGAAAGACTGTGTATTATTTTGCCTAGAGGTTTTGGTAAATCAATACTATCTAAAACAGCAATATTACATAAGCTATGTTTTTCTGGTGCAGATGCTCAAAACTTTATTGCATGGGTTTCAGAAGAACAGGGACAATCTATTGACCACTTAAAATTTTTAAGATATCACTTAGAAACAAATAAGATGATTAAATATTACTTTGGTAATATGGATGGTGGCAGTGTCGGGAAGCGCTGGACAGAAAAAGACCTTGTAACCCCTAAGGGCGATAGAATTATTGCAAAAGGTACTAGCCAAAGACTAAGAGGTCGTGCTGAAGTAGACGTACGGTATACCGGTATTATCTTAGATGACTTCGAATCTGAATTAAATACTAAGACTCCTGATAGAAGAAATGATATTAAACGCTGGGTTGTGTCTACAATATACCCTGCATTAGAAGAATCACCCGGTAGAGAAGGTTGGATATGGCTTGCGGGTACTATTGTACATTTTGATAGTTTTTTACAAATGACCTATGATGGTTTTAAACAGGCCAAAAAAGACGATAGGCACTATCCTTGGGATGTATACTTTCATAGTGCAATAGAAAGCGGTAAGTCTATATGGCCTGAACAGTTCTCCTTAAAAAAATTAGGCTCTAAAAAGCAGGAGTTTATAGAAGCAGGATTGGTTAATAAATTTGCACAAGAGTATATGAACGATGCTCGAGATGTGACGAACGCTTCGTTTAAGATAGACAGGATTCAATACTACTCTGGCGATAGAAAAAAAATGAGTAACTTTAACTACCTTGCAGAAAAAGATGAGATGATACCCATAAATATTTACATTGGTGTTGACCTTGCAGCTACCGCATCAGATACTTCTGATTATCAGGTAATATTGGTTATGGGCATTGATGCTCGTAAGAATAGATATATACTAGAATACTTTAGAGAGCGCATACCCACATTCGATGTCCCTGCGAAAATTATTGAAATAGCTAAAAAGTATAGTCCTGTAAGGCGCGTAACCATTGAAACAGTAGCAGCGCAAGAAATGGTACGGGATATGGTAACTCGTATGAGTGCTAATGAAAAAAGATTGATGCCCGGAATATTTAAAGGAGTTAAGCCTCCTTCAAGAATTAAAAAAGAAGATAGGTTAGAAACTACACTTGGACCTATTGTAAACTCTAAGAAGTTATATATTCGCAGAGAGATGACAGAAATCGTTGATGAGTTCTTTGAACATCCTAAACCTCGTAACGATGACTTAATGGATGCGTTGTATTATGCAGACTATTTTGCACGTCCACCCAAAAGCCAAGCCAGCACTAAAGACGAGTTTAAAGCGTCCAGCAAAAAACGCGGTACTTTCTCTAAACTTAAAAGATATAACTGGATGACAGGCGCCAGAACAAATTAAAATATTTATTTGCATTATATTATTTTATTAACTATATTAATAGACTGTGAAGAATATCTTCACTAACTGTTTATAAACATAAGGCTATAAATCCACATACTATATGGCTAATACAAGTAAGGGAAGATTCCCAAGTTACGGTCTCGTCAGAGGCCCATTACATTCAGAAGGAGGAGTTCCGGCTTCAGTTGCTAACGGTCCAGACGTTGAGCTAGAAGGCGGAGAGTACATTATACCAAAAGAGGCAGTACCTGATTACCTGCCCGTACTACAACAAATCACACAAGTAGGCAGAGATAGACAACAAATGCAGAATGGTAATAGCGCCATTGATGCGTTGATTGCTTCTGCTTCTATGCAAAACGGCATAGCCCAACCTAA